TTCTTTCCCCATCAGATTGATAAGTTTGTTCGGTTCGTTGGCAACTACTCCTCCAATACGAACACTCACCTTTCCGATTTTGTCTTCTGGTGATTCAACACCAGCAAGATTTAGTACGTCTATTGCGAGATATTTCATATTAAGAGTAAGTTAGTTCCATTCGTAATGTGAACGCATTTTTCAATCCTACTGATGTAGGACTTGCTGAACACAGGATGTAATAATCATGTGATGTTGCAGCAGTATCGTCCGTGATTGTTACAGCGGCAGCAGAACCCTCGGCTTCGGTGAAGACGATGTCTGCTAATTCGGCAGCTCGGAAGTCTACTCCAGTAGGTACAACCGTAGTTGTACTACCATCGTAGGCGTAGAAAATATTACTTTCTGTAATAACAGATGTGGCATCAGCGAAGTTAATCCTTAATGCACACTCTGCTTGCAGAATTGCGTCAATATCTTCTGTTCCGTCTCCCCAATCAGCTTGTGAGTCACTTCCAGTTCCTCCCGTTTGAGAGATGAACTTGTTGTTGTTGGGCGTGTTTCCAGAGGAATCATTCGTACCACCACTAGACTCGACATGAGTTGTGTCGTTGTAAGCATTCACAGCAACTTTAGCATCAAAACCACTAGCACCAGCAAATTGCACGATGTCAGTAGCTTCAATTGTGGTAGGGGATGTCCCCTGTAAATACCAGGTAAATGTAGCCATAATTGTGAATGGTTAAGGTTAATAATTTATTCGTGGTAAACGTACCCTTGTGCACTTGCACCCGTCACTCGAACAGAAAGTTGTGTACGTATATCTGTACACGGATTCTGTGATTCAGAAGTGTTCGCTACGCATGAGAGTTTACCAACCGATACGCCAGTGTCACTGATAGCGTCAACGTCGAGAGTGAAATCTGCACCCGCGACTGAATCAGTCGTTGTCGCTTGGGTATTGCCGATAGCAAGACCTGTTCCTGCCTGTGAGATAGTGTAGGTCGAAACCTCACCACTACCACCAACGGTAGCCACCTCAAGGATGAGAGGTGTTCCACCATTTCCAGGGTCAAGAGTAATCAAGTCCCCGATTACATAACCAGTACCCGCTGCTCCGATTGAAGTGTCCGCTACCTCATCCACTACGCCAATATCACCATCGAACAATTCGATAGTGGATGTAGCGGCTGCCGCTGCAAGAGCGAAGCTAGAGACTTTCATCTTCCTTGCGGAAAAAATGTAGTCTCCTACCGCTATAGTTTTGGGTGTTGTTGTGTAGCTCATATCGGTTAGTCGTTATCTGGAGCTGTAACAGCAATCGCTGCTGCGGCAATCGTTTCAGCCAACCATCCAGTAGCGCTCACTTGAGTAAGGCGAACTGTTGTGTTTGCTGCAACGTCCAGTTGGTTAGTTCCATCACCATCGACTCGGTTGATGGTGTCTCCAGAAGCACTTGGAGTAACAAGTTCATATCCGTTGTCTCCTACAGAAATGTAGATGACACGTCCGATATATTCGGCACTTGCTTTTGGAAGAGTCACGTATTCGGTAGCTCCGCCAGAAACAACGGTAACCACTTTGAAGGCTACTGCTTCTTGTGCAATCTGTGCGGAGAAGTCAGCATTTCCTACAGTCGCGATGTTTTCTACAACACCGAGTTCTGGAAGATAGGCTTCTCCATGTCCATGAGTTGATGACATATTTTTTTGCGTTAAGTGGGTAATGTCTCCCTGGCTCATCGCTCCCCCCAAGTATTGGAGAGAGAGTGAACCAGCGAGGGTCAACTTCCTATCAGACTATGACAGGTTGTTGTGATATGCGAACGCTTCTTTTGCGTTTCGGAATTCAGCAGTGTACTCACCGTAGACTTGTCCTTTGAAAGACGCACCTGTTTTGGCAAGGTCTTCTGCTCGCATCGCAGAGTTTCGAAGTGGCATCACTTTGACTTTATTCAAGTCTCCGATAACACACACATCATCTGGCATCCAAGGGTCAACGATGACATCAAGGACGAATCCTAGGTCAGAGATAACCTTGTCTACAACGTAACCAGCAACATTACCATCGTAAGATGAACGTCGAGCTGATTGGTCGAATGCAGAGATGGCACGCTTTTGCTTACCACCGACAAGGATGAAGTTTGGATAACCTCCATCATCCCAGATTTGCTTACACATGTCGTTCACGACAGATAGTGTAAGTGCTTCACTTGTAGTTGTAGTGTTTCCACCAGACTGTGAAGCGAACTCAACGATACCTCCCATTGAACGGTACACAGTATCAGAGCCTTGTGAGCTAGATGAGATACCAAGAACAAGAGATGAGTCAAGTTCACGCATAATTTCCATCAATCGTCTTGCGACTTGGAAAGTATACTCGTCAGCTACTCCAGCCTGTAGGACTGAACGCATTGTGTGCGACACATTGATTCCCTTTTGGAAAATCTGTGTGTAGTTAGATACTTTTGTACGAACCTTTGATTCGTCAGCAGGAGCATCTTGTCCTTCTTGGGCAGGGTGGGCAATGATTCTGATTGGGTCGGCAGTTCCAGCAGTACCAGCTTGACCTGTAGTAGAACCGTAACCACGTACAATCGTAAGGGCATCTGTTGACACCGAAGTAACTTGAATCACCTCTGTGAATCCAGCGACATTAAGTGTGAACAAAGTTCCTGGTCGGAAACGCACTCCGTGTCCTGCGGCCACATCAAGTGTAGTTTCAGAAGAGTCAAGAGCCTCTGCACAATCGGCAGAGTTTGCGTTAAGTGAGTCCTCCATCCAAGCGTGCTTGGTTTCGGTAGCCTCACCAGAGATTCCTACACGACTCAAAAAGCTCGTGTTATCTCTACGTATAATTTCAGCGAGTTCGTTGGACAAGTCCAGGAACTCTCCCGCTGCTTGGTCGTATGACGCAAGAGGGGTAGTTGAAGCTAAAGCCATAGTTTTATTGTTAATTTAGGGGTAAATAATATGACCTATTTTTGCCCTCCTCGAACCTTCGCACCAATCATGCCAGCGATGGCATTTTCTGTATTCGGGTTCTTCTTCGCTGCTTCGTATGCTTCATCTGTTTGAGCGTCGGCTGGTGGGTTTACCACGCCAGCAGGCGGTGTCGCAGGTGGAGTCGCAGCAGGAGTTTCGGTCGGAGGTGTAGCTGGAGGTGTCGCTGGTTTCTTCAAACCTTCGAGTTGCTCCTTCACCAATGCGAGTGCATCTTCTGCATCAACTGCATCATTTGCATACATCGGTAGAACCGCTAACGGGTTCTGTACAAACAAACTTCGGAGAGTAGGGTCTGCATCAAAGACATCGCGATATGCTGGGTCGGCCGCTAATGCGACAATCCCTCGCTCTGCTTTTCTGTCTTCCTCACTGGCTCGTGCGTCCATTTCCTCTTGTGAAGGGGGGGTTGCAGGAGTTGCAGGTTGTTGGAAGTGACCTCCTTTCGGAGAACCTACCATCTTGTCATAAAGAGTAGCTTTGCGTTGGTTTCCCGACGCTCGCGCTGCATCTTTATTTAATTGGTCATGTGCCTCTTTTGTCAGAGTGACCATCTCTGCTTCTGCCTTTGCAGGAGTGGCTGCTGGAGGTGTAGAGGGCGTTTCCACACTTTCTGGAGGAGTAGCTGGTGCTACTGTCTCCTTTGTCTCCGCAGGGGTGGCTGCATCATTCATATATTTTTATGAAAGTTAATTTCTAATGTTCTTGGTAGAACTACTTATAATATAGCACGCAAGGGTACGGGAAGCCACAATGTCAACCTGTGCACTACTGTGGATTCGTCACTTGAGCGACTATAGATATTGCGAATATGATACTCACAAGAATGTTGGAAAATTCAAACATGATTATTTATCAATTAAGTTGTTGAGAATCTGGCCGACTCCAGTCTGGTTTAGTAATTGCTTTCGAAGAGGTTTCAAGCTCGCAGTCTCAAGGTCGGTAAGCTCTCCAATACTACCCTCAAGATATTTGATGACATCTCCAATAGTCGGGCCGAGAATAAATCCTTCTGTACCGCCCTGTCCTGCACTCTTCATAAAGTCTACGAATAGACCTCCAGCAGAGAACATTCCAAGACCCTCGAAGTAAGAGTCTAGCTCGAACGCTTCGTCGGGAGACTTCTTCAAGGTCACGATGTCACGTACATCTCGGAGAGCACCGTATGAGATTGGATAGAGAACTGCGACAGTTGAAAGGAATTTGACAGCTCGATATGCTCCAGCTCCAGAGGGATTCTTTGCAACTTGTATGAGGTCTCTCTTTATGCTGGTTCCAATAAATTGAGCCTGCATATATGCGAAGCTCTTGAATTGGTACATCACCTTCCCCCACGGTGTACGCGACATCCCTGGCATAACCATAGGATTGTTTCCACCTTGGGTACTCTCGACCAAAGTTTGTGCGGCTGTGATGTAGTCATCTTCTGACAAACCACCACGCGCAATCACTTCTTCTGGGTCAAGTCCAAGCTCACGAAGATTGGCCGCGGCATCACGGTTTATTTCTCCAAGCTCTCCCTTCTTCCCAGCGATGAAGTCGTCATACAAGAAACCTTCTGGATTACTCTTTCGAACTTGAGTGTCAGCAATTTTATATCCATCAATGATACCGTTCAACAGCCTCTCTTTATCAGCGAGTTCGTTCTGTAGAGAAACAATGGACTCGTCGATGTCGGCAATCTGCTTGTTGGTCTTCACAAGTTTCTGCTCTGTTGTCAGTGGCTTTGTTGTGGGAGTGAGTGTCGGCTCTTGGAGTCCGATAGCACGAGCCTCGTCAAACTGTTCCTCAAGCCCTTCGATAATTTTCTCCATCTTTGAGCGTCGAAGTTTTACAACACCATCCAAGGCTTCTTTCACCTCACCATCGCTCACAGGAAGCGCGTCAGTAACTACATTGGCCTTCCCTCCTGTATATGTATCAATACTCTGTCGGAAGATGTTGATGGTCTCCTGGAGGTCTAGTACGTCGGCATCAGTAAGGGGCTTACCCTCTTTCAAGAGTTTACCTTCAAGAATCTTTCGAGTGTTCTGGAGCTTCTGAATCTTTGGAGAGATTGATGATTCAAGTTTTCCAAGTCTACTTTCAGCCAGTTTGATGTTACCAGCGACAGGGGCAAACTCTTCATCGGGGAATTTTGATGCAAACTCACGCGCATACTTTCCAGTATTTTCATAACCCTTTTGTAAAATCATTCGTTGAGCATCTTTCTGTGACTTAATCATTGCGTTAGCCTTGGCCACATCGTCACCAGAAAACTCGCGTCCCATTTTTTTAAGAGCCACGCTCACATTGTGTTCAGCCCATGACTTTGAAACACCTACACCAGTGGCGCGGTTCAACATTTCTGTGTATGTAAATCCAGAGTAGTTCAAAAGACCGTCAGTGATTTTGTCACCGAAGTTCTTGTACGGGCTAGTCTGACGCACCATGTCAGATATAAATACCCCCTTCTTCACACTCTCTCGCATTCCTTCTTGTTCAAAAGCCTTCTTGAATCCGTAACCCCAGTGACGCATGTCAGATGAGATGAGGTAGTTCAACTGGGTAGAGACGTTGATTATCTGTGAGAAAGCCAGGTGGAATGTTTCAATACCACGTGCAACCGCAGACCATCGTAATTCTTTTGGAGCACGAGCAACCTGCCCTGTGATTGAACGAACTGCTTTCTCGAAGTCATCACCAGCAGCTTGTCCGCGGTTAGACTTTGAAATAAATTGCTTCATGTCTTTCAACACCTCGTCGTTCACACCAAACTCGGCCGCTGTAGCGATACGCTCATCAGCTTTCTTTACGTAGTAACTCATCACACGCATTGGGTCTGGGTCACTCCACGGCATCGGAGTCTTTCTTTGGTAATCAAGAGATACTGTACGTGGTGTCATACTTCTTTGAAGAGGGGCATCAAGGTCTCCTATAAACATAGAACGCGCTTGAGCAAGACTCTTGGCATGACCTTTCTCTACCATCCACTGGAAGTAGGCGTTGTTTGTATCATCAACACGTCCAAGGTTCATCGCAGAATCCATAGCATCGTAGTAGTTTTTGAATCCTTCGTTCTTGGTTTTCCAATCTCCACGTCGGAATCCGTACTCAATCATGTCATCGACAGCATCATTGTTTGACGCGTAGAGAGCTTCACGAGAAGCATCATCAAGAGTTCCTTCGAGCTTACTTGCAACCTTACTATTCAATCCAACCTGTGGAGTGTACTTTGAAAAGTATTTATCAATATCCAGAAGGTTGTCAGTGATACCTTGTTGCTGTGCAAGGAGTCCTTTGTCTTTTCGGTATGTGTCGAAGAAGTCCACAATTTCTTTCATGTGTGGGTCTTTCTCAAGAGTCTTCGTTCTAATAGCATCGTCAGCAAAAATACCCTCGTGAGTAAGAGCATCACGCACAGCGAAACGAAACTCTCGGTCTTTCCATCTCTCTCGTAGGGGCGCGACAGTTTTATATGCACCTCTCGCGGTTTGTGGGGCTTCAATCATTCCGAGACTGACAGCTTTCTCATGGAAGGCTCCCATACCTTTCTGTGCATTCGAACGTGCACGGTTGAATTTCTCAACCACAGAACTTCCCACTTCACCAAACTCACTTCGAAAAAATGTTTCTTCTGTCAAAATGATACGTTGCAAAGATGTCGGCAACTTTTTGAAATAATTTGTAGGTCGCAAGAAATCTGGAGCGTTTCCAGAAATGAACTTACCTGCGCCTTTTACTGTATTAAAACCTGTACGTGTCACTCCTCCTGCAATTCCAAGAGCACCAGGAAGAGCCACACCGAAACCTGCTCCGATAGCTGTGTATGCTGGAATGTTTTTGAAAGCCTTTTCCCAATCTCCTCCTTCTTGGAGACCTGCAAGAAATCCGTACATACCTCCGTATGCACCACCAGTGATACCTCCTGCGGCTAATCTTTGAGTGAAGGTGCTCCCTGTCTGTAGACCTGCGGCTGCAAACCTACCAACCTTTCCACCTTTTGAAAGTAGAGCTGCTTCTTTGGCCGCCCAACCTACCCGTCCAGCTTTTCCAAGCAGTCCAATAGGAACGGCGGTAAGAATACTCTCACCGACTCCAGCGGCTAATTGTGTGACATTTTGTCTAGTCGTCTTTCTTTCACCGAAACCAGAAGCGTATTCAATCTGTGCGGCCATCTCTGGGTCAGTCAATCGAAGTTTGTCGATACCTTCACGCATAGCTTTGACATCATCATCCCAAAGTTCAAGACTCGCGTACGCAATCTTTTGAGCTGGGACTCTGAATACAGAGCCGATGATGTTTCCTGCCTGTCCTGCCCCGCTCAACTCAACACTATCGTTGGGGTCATCTCCGTGTGCGAACGACTTGAAAAACCCCTGCTTCTTTGGAGCCTGGTATTTTTTTCCCGAAGTACCCAAATAGTCCTGCTCGCTCACTGTCGTGCTACGAGCTTTGACTGTAGATGGTGGCAAAACCATTGGAGACTCTAATCCCTCCTGTGGCTTCGCCTCCACTTCGGTATTCTGTCTAATTGCGGAGAGTATTGCCATAATAATTTATTACCCCAGGTTTAATTTTTCTCGGAAGAAACTCTTACCTTTGTCGATGATTGACTTGGTAGTTGTCTGCGTCTTCGTGTTCGGCAGGTCTGGGGAATTTGTCCTGTTCCCGAAGAACGAAGAAGCGAGCTGTGGATTCTCTGGCGGTGCACTCGCTTGTGTCGGTGACGTCAAAGGAGCGAATGCAGTTGGCTCTGGTGAAGGTGGTGCTGTTGGTTGGAAATAATCCTCACCAATCTTTTCCTTCACACGTGATGAGCCATCTGGTGCCACGAAGTAAACATCATCAGCATAGAACGGTACGTTCGCTTTGTTTGGGTCGGCACCAATTTGTTGTAGATACCTTCGAGCGTTTGCATCTTTCTCTGCGTATGAGCCTCCTTCAAATTCTGAAACATCTCCATTCTCTTGCTGGAAGTAGAGCCTATTTCCTTTTCGAACCACTGACTGATTTGGAATATCATTTCCATCGAAGTTGAAATCTTTGAATGTAAGACCGTCGTTACGAGCGGAATCAATACCCCTGTTAGTAGCTTCGGCTTCGGTATCAGAGAAGAGGCCTTTGAGCCAGTCCCATTTTCCACGATGCTCGTTCTGTGCCTTGAGGCTTCCAACTCCATAATCATCACCAAGCTCCTTGGTTCTGTCTTTCTTTTCAGCAGCACCTCCAGAGAGGTCTTCAACACCACGGAACTCCATTGAACCAAGTTTTGCGAACCGAGTCTTGGTTCCCATCTCTGTGACTTTGTCGTCCTGGGCATTCAAGTAGATAGGGATTGATACACCCTCACCTCCTTCGATGTTTCCTTTGATGTCAGTCTGCATATATTCTTCTCCAACTTCTCCACGTGGTACCACGTCCAATGAAATAATGTTTCCTGTAAGTGGGTTTGTTTGAACCTTCACGGCCAAACCTTCTGTATTCAAATTGTCCATTCCTTCTGGTGAAGAAATCATGGCAGTAAGAGTCGAGTAGTATCGAGCCTTGTCTTTAATTTCATCCTTCATCATCAGCAAGTCTTGGGGTGGCACGGCTGATGCTCCGTATCTTTTATATACGTTGTCGTTAATATATTGGTCAATCTTTTCTTCTGCATCCGCGTACACATTCATGTAGTTACCAATCAAAGAGCCGAGGTCTTTGTAATTGTTTCGAGCTTCCACACGAAGAGCATCATTAAGATTGTCTTGGAAGACAGCCTTTGAGTTCATAATATCTGTCTGTCGCGCATCAAATTTCAGCTTGGTATTTTCAAGGTCGGCAACTTTCTCCATCACATCTGGTGTCTGCGCCATTCCACTCAAGGCATCAATAAGACCCTGGACTTCTCCAGTGTTTGTGAACTCACCGTTTGGTGTACGGTTCAAGTATGTTTTTTCAAGAATACGAATCATTTGGTCGCTTGATGCTTCCCCTGTTCCGCTTCTTTTTTGAAATCCTAGTAATTTTGCCATGGTGTTTATAGTTTAATTTGCTGACCTACGTTAATCCTATCTGGGTTAGAGATATTGTTTTTCCGCGCCAGCTCTTGGACTGTCGTGTTGTTCTGGGCAGCGATTCGACCTAGGGTATCGCCACTAACAACATTGTACACTCCTGGAGAAGAAGGACTTTGAACAGTCACAGGATTCGGAGTGGTCTCCACAGTCTTACGTGTTGGTTGTGGATTGCTTTGTGTTGACCGATTCTCTTGAGTCCTTGGGTTCGGTTGATTGTTGTCTCTTGGATTTTCATTCTTCACATCTTTTGGAGGTGTCACTGTCGGACTCTGTGGAGTGTTCTGTGAGCCTGGAAGATTGATGTTAGCTCCGACTCTCACAAGGTTTGGATTTGCTTTGTACTCTGGGTTTGCATCAAGTAGCTGTAGCAGTGACACTCCATTTCGAGAAGCAATACTTCCAAGAGTATCTCCACTTGCAACTTGGTAGCCACCTTGGTTGCCACCCGCACCTGGAGTCACAACGCTTGGATTCCTTGAGGCTTCGGTTGCGATAGAACCTTCTCCACTATTGAATGCTTCACGTGAAACATTGATTCCGAACTTACTCTCAAGTCCAAGGATTGCGCTCTGTGCTTTTCCTCGGTCTCCAGTTGAGGCCTCTTCATTGAAGATAGACTCTGAAAGGTCAGTCACCATTGTGTTCAAAGTATCTACACGTCGTTGCTCGATGACATCTGCGTAGGCCAAGAACTCTGGACGACCCTTGAGGTTTCCATAGTAATCATTCACTGCTTGAATTCGAGCCGTTGGAATCTGTCCAAACTTTGAAGTCGCTGCGATACGCGCAGTCTCGGCATCCATATCAGCCTTCGCTTCATCGAGATAAGAAGTTGCGATGTATTCATCACGCTTCGCTTCCCAGAATCCTCGGAGTGAACTGTACGTTACACCTCCATAAGTAATCTCTGTGTTGGCATCTGCCTTTGAAATCTCATCGTTGATGTAGCCCAACTTGTCATTGGCCTTCGGATTGTTTTTATTTATTTTGAAAGTGATTTCATTCACAGCATCTTCGATTTGAAGTTTCGCTCGTGAACCTTCAAGAGCCAAGAGGGTGTCATCCCACATCGCAACCTCATCATCATTCTCATTGATACTTGCAAGAGCACGCTTACTCTTCACCTCCTTGATTGACTTATCAATAAGTTTTGTAGAGTTGTCCTTCTGTGCAACAAGAGCGCGGTTTTTAATCGCGTTCAATTCATTAGTAGCACGGTCAGTTCGAGCCTTGTCGAGAAGGCCTCGGATTTCATTCTTCATGGTCTCATCTTTTTCAGTAGAGAGTGTGTCTTCCAAAATTTTGATGTATGAGCCAATGCTATCTTTTCCAGTGACGTAATCATTCAAAGCATCTTGGTACTTGTCACGTATCTTACTAAAACGAATCATCTGCTTTGTCTGTGCTACCGCCACCTTCAACTCGTTCACATAGTCGGGGTCTATAAAACTTCCAGTGTTTTCACTTTCAAGTTGGTCTTGTCGAAATTTCAACTGCTCTTCGTAAGTCATTCCACCTGCGACAGCTTGCTGGAAGATAGCTTCCTTTCGAGATTGCTCCTGTCTTCGAACTGTACGCACAGCATCAACCGAAGAGTTGACGATTACTCCGATGTTAAATTCTGTTTTTTTGTTGAGTGTAAGTGCCATATTATTTTCTTATTTGGGTTGGTGCCCCGTTACGTGATGCGTTCTGACGAACAGCCCCATCTGGTGAAACGGGTGAAGCTACTCCACGACCAGACTGTGGGTTTGCGCCAGGGTCATTTTCTGACTCACTCGCGATACCTGGAGGCGCGCCAGCTACACCACCTTGGTTCATTTGAGCTACTCGGTCAGCAAGAATTTGGTGAAGAAGTCCTGGTTGCTTTGCAATTTCAGTAGCAAGGATTTCGTCCTGCAATTCTTCCTTCATAAGTTTCTGCTCCTCTGATGGATTTTGAATACCAACATTGTTCTGTGTGGTTGTGAGTGACTGTACCTTTGATTGGAACTTATTGATTTCGTCTGACACAGAACGTAGAAGCACTGATGAAATAAATACATCAGTCTTGTAGTACCCACCAATCAATAGGTCAGCATTTGAGATGTGCTTCTCGGCAAGATACAAAATACCTTTGTTGAGTTCCTTGAAGGCTTTTACCCACCACTCTTTTCGAAGAGCAATCTTATTATTCACTCCCTGCATAACTACAGAAAGAGCACGTCCAGTTGCTTGGATAGTTTGAGACCCTGGGTAGAGAACTTGGTTCAATCCAGATAGTGAGATGATGTCATTCTTTCGTTCATTCAAATAGTTTTCCATCGGGAAGGTAGTTCCAGACTTCGGCATCGCATTGATTTCAGCGTCATCACCCACTTGGTAAATAACAATCTGACCACTTCGAACTTCGGTAATGTTGTCGAGATTCTTACCCCAGTATGCTGGTGCCGCGATTTCCTTGATGATGTCAGCAAGGTCAGAAGCACGCTCATTGTATTCTTGCTGTGGGTCTAGCTCGTGCTCGATGTCTGATGTTCCTTTTGGTTCACCTGGAAGGTGAATGTTTGGAACATACTGCAATGGCACAAAGCCCCAGTCATGCTTGATGTAGTGGACGGGCTTGTTGTCTGCGTTGAACATCAAGAGATATTCATTCTCATCCCAGTATTCTTTGATAGTAGTCATCGGTACTTCGGTCTTCTGTACCCCGTCGATATTCTCTGGGTCGTGGTCAGCGACAATACTCACTCCAGAAGTTTTTACTTCTTCGGCAAACATCTTGTTGGCCATCGCCACAGAGATTCGATATTGTTTTATGAAACCTCCAATCTCTCCGAAGTTTTCATCCTTCCAGATGACACGGATAGTCTCTGGCTTCTCAATGTTCCAGTAACGGATTGATTCAAATTCTTTTGTACCATCCTCTTTTGTTTTGAAAGTTGGGATAGCTCCGAAAATAAAAGCGTCTCCACAAATAGAACCTGTACGCACAGCACGTTGGAATACCAGTGACAGGTAGTTATCTTCATGGATAGAGTTCAGCAACTTTGTTTTACCTTCTGCGATTGAACGCTCGATAGCATCCGAGACATCACGTGAAGGACAAGACATCTGTGGTGGTTCGTTTGTAAGAAAAGCTGTCATGTTTTCCACGACAGTGAAGACGTAGTTGTAAGTACGCATAGTACCACCGCCTTCTTTTCGGAAACTCCATTGTTTTCCTTTATAAAAATCTCGTAGAGTCTTGTAACCAGAATATACTCCGTCACCATAAACGCGCCTCGTCCAGTCGAGACGAAGTTGCCCGTCCATTGCTGAAACGTACTTGGCTAATTCTCCAGCACGAGGATGTGTTTCCCCGACACCGAATTCTTGTTTGAAATATGCGAGTAATCCCATGGTGTTTATTTATGTAAAGTTGGTTGGTTACTTTGTGGGTTGACAGCTTCGTTATTCATTCTTGCATTATAGCCTCCTAAACGATTAAAAGAAACTGTTTTACCCTGCTGAACTTTGAATCTTTTGGAAATGTAGCTCACGCCCATGACCAATGTCATCACGAAGTCGGTGGTTAATTTTGCATCTTCGACGTGATACATACCAAGCTGCTCATTCAATTCGTCAATGTAGTACGAACGGATAGCACCGAAGTCTGGGTTCTTCTCGATTATAGCACCATCTACGTCAGATTCTATATAGCTACGTTTGTCTGACATCACTCTTTTGGTCTCAAACAGCGCTAAATCCTTATCAATACTGAACGCTTTGGGTGCCAGCATCTTCAACAATTTTTTAATAAGTACCCCTCCCAATGCTTCGGAGTCCATCAAAAAGGTTGGTTTGTGCTCGGTAGTCCCATCTTCTTCGTACCACGTGTACTGGTCATAGAGAGTTCGAAGCAACGCAAATTGCATCTGTGGAGTACCTCCTTGGATGCTCTCGTGGTTGACTAAATCCATCTTCCCATCCATGTGGAAATTCGTGTAGTCGAAAACAAAGAACACTGAAAGGTCTCCCGTGTCTGACATTCCCCAGTCGGCCACCAGCAAATACAAGCCGCCAATTTTACAATCACGCTTTCCTTTGAGCTTCCACATGTTTTCAATTTCAGCCGAGTCAAAGAATCGCTTACCACTGGTAACGAACTCTCCCTTCACCACCTGTCGGTATTTCTTTTTGTCAGTCGCAAGTAGTGAGGCTTTTGCTCGCTCACGCTGTGCCTTCGGAATGAAGACGTTGTCATCCATACCCATACCTGTCAGTGCCCACCAACCATCCTTCCCAGCTTGGCCGAGTCGTACAATATGCAAATAGTATTGGTGAGATGGACTGTCCACCTCTGGAGTCGCAATCAAGTCGAGACACACTCCGTACTTAATAAGACGAGAAAGAATCTTTGCACCAAGCTCTCGCTTCAAGTGGAGTGACTGCGAACACTCATCGTAAGAAATATATCCAAACTGTGCACCCGCCAGTGAGGATGCCTGGTCGGCTCCCGTTGGAACGGAATACATCACAGACTTATTCGCGAAGCGAATCTCGCCCAGGTTGGCATTCTCCCCAACAATGAACTCTTGCATCAGTGGGTGCAGTTTGTTCAATCGTTTCTTCCCTTCTTCATCAATCATAAATTGCCCAGAGAGAATATCTTTCACGTGGGTGTAGCAGGCCTTTGTCTGACGAGAGTGAGGTGACAGGTTCAAGGTTCCGTAGTGGGCACGGTCAATGAGGTCAGAGTCTAGCTCCATTCCCTTTTTATATTTGTTCATGTAGATATGCTTGATAGCAATACACACAGTCTTCCCCGACTGGTTTCCGATGGCCGAGATGTTTGACCCATAAAGAAAACCTCCAATGTCCTCAATCTCATCACCGAACTTTTCTCCCCACTCTGAACGCGGGGTGGTTGTACGTGTCAGCCATTTCACCTGGTACGCATTCAAAGGTACGCCCAGCACTTCGTTTGAAAATACGACAATATCATCTCGCGCTCGCGCTTCGAGTTCCAGGTACTCTAAAAAACGATACTTCTCATCGTTCGTTAGTGTTGAGACCGCAAGGTCTTTAAGCGTGAGCTGTTTCGACATGTTGAGCTTCGGTTACTTTTGGCTGGTAATCCACCTTGAGTGCTTGGATTTCAGCGACAGTCATCTTCCCAGCAGTTGATTTTTTCATCAACTCCATTAAGAAAGAAGCATTCTCTCGTTTCTCTTGAGATGCTTTCAGCATGATTGTTGCTTTACCTTGCACCATCTTTGTCACGTGTCCAAATACATTCACCACATAATTTTTTCTTTTGATGAGTTCATCACTATCGTAGATGTCTTCAAGCTCCTGGTCATCGCGAAGCATCTGCATCGCATCATTCATCAGCTCGCCTCCGAAAGTTTGTAGACCATGCTCCAAAGTTTCATACTCTGGTGCCACGTACTCTCTGACTTCTCCGTCTTGAGCGCGAGTCTTCATCACTTGCTGTACGTGCTTCTTCTGACTCACGACAGCTAGCTTCATTCCTTTCTTCTCCATGATGTCCTTGTCCCATTTCTTCTTCCAGTTCCGAACAGTATTGGTGTGAGGGTGAAAGAATCTGCCCTCATCATTCATTTCATTATTAAATTCACGCAGCACGTGAGTCAGTTTACTCTTGGAGTCTTCAATCATCCGTGTGTAGTACAGCTCTTTGAAGGCTGGAATCAAATCTCGGTACTCTCCAATCTTCATGTAAAGAAGAAAAAGAGAGCCATAGTACGCAGTACCAGTGGCATCGGGCATTTTGTGCTCACGCTTCAACTTCCCACCATGGGCTTGAGGTTCGAGCACTTCTTCGATGTCGTTGAATTCATCACTCATGCGTACAATATAGCACAGCTCGCATTGATGAGTCACGCAAACTGTGTCGTGAAAAGAAATCCACAGCTCTAAAATTTGCAAAAAAAATTCAATGGGTGTAGAGTTCAAGTTATGAGATTACAACACTCGCAGTTTGAAAGGGGAAACACAGTTGACAATGCCAACGCAATGGCATATTCTTCATGTGTGTCCCCAAGACACTGCATAGAGGTTGTACAGAAGACCCCCAATAGGCGCTAGCCTGGGGGTTTTTCTGTGTCTCATTTTTTAAGAGTCCTGTCTTGTGTCTGTGTCTCCGTACGGGGATTCCAGATACTCCATGTTTCTGGTCGTAAATCACAGACACAAGACAGGGAGCTTAACCGCAACCTAGAAAGGTAACAATCTGATATACGCCTTTCGAATTACAAAGGGGAGAACCCCAAAGTAATGTCATGGAGAATCGAACCTCACTCGGCCGACAAACCCAGTCGCACCAGGAGAAATGTAGAGCCAGTTCGTTAGCATCTGGTGAATTAAAAGCTAAACCCATCTGTTATCTAGGAACCTGGGCAGAAGGGTTACACATCAATGTCAGCCAATCATAGGGGCTGATACACCAGAGGCATCCTGTATCTTTGAGGGGTCATTCCCACAATTACTACCACAGGATAACCGTTCCGAAAAGAAAACTGGGCTGTCGCAGCTCTAAACCGCGACCTCTATACTCTGGAACCCGCAAGGGAATCCAAACAGCAACAGTTTGAAATCTCTACAAAATCCATGACACCTGGAGAATACTCCAAACCAGAGAACTCGCCTCACCACAGGACGGGAAAACTACACCAATGCCTCTGGAAATGTGAAGGTGAGAAATAGGAAGCGCGTGGTAGGACAACGCTCCCCACCGAGAACAAGAAATGAACCATGGGAAAATCTCTCCAGTATATGAAAAGTCCCCGTACGAGAGAGAGTCTATACCCAGGAAAAGAACTTTTACTAGGGATTGTCAAATTTGTATGGGGTGTCCCCCCCAAAAAAAATTTATTACCAGAGAAAACACCCACCACCCAATTTGATTATTCGTGTTTTGTGTGTTGTTGTTGGTGCTGGTCGTGTCTAGGGCTAGAGCTTGACTGTTCTAGCACGGTATGGTCTCGGACTTGGTCACTGTTCTAGCCCCGTAGAGGAAATTTGCACACGTGAGAGGAAAAGAAAAGTGGACACAA